AAGTCGACGCTGCACACGGTATTGAAAACGATGCGGATAAGGTTAAAACCGGGAGTATTCAAGGGTTTCATATCAGAATCCGCAGGACCAAATGGATCAAAAGCCACATGGACTTCGCATTTAGATGCGTTGTCTTTTCTAGCATACCCTAAACAACTTCTCAGCTTCCATCGGCTTGCATTGAGATATAAATCTCTACGCTGGGCGATATGGCTCGATTTGTTAATTGTTATCATGTTCCCTCTGATGCCAATTTATTGGCTTTGGAGCTTCCCTTTGAAAATGGGGAAACTATCAGTAGTCTATGATCAGGCCGGTAAGGCCCGTATTGTAGCTATTACTAATTGGTGGATACAGCTTGCTTTATTACCTCTGCATAACTCTATCTTTGATTACCTACGGTCGCTTGATTGCGACGGTACGTTTGATCAAGATGGAGCTCTTGCGGGTTTTATGGCTCGCCGTGATCCAAACCATAGCATGTATAGTTTCGATTTATCGGCTGCGACTGATAGACTTCCTATTCAACTTCAGGTTGATATCCTCTCGCATTTGGGCTATTCTGCCCATCTGTGGAGAGATCTACTGGATTTTGGATGGGAGTATAAAGGTCAAGGCGTTAAATACTCTGTAGGGCAACCTATGGTTGCCTATTCATCATGGGCAATGTTAGCATTGACTCATCACGTCATAGTTCGGATAGCGGCACACCAATGTGGTGTCCGGGTTATTCCTAATTACGTTGTTCTTGGAGATGATATCGTGATAAACCACGACTTAGTAGCTCAACAGTACAGGACAATTATGTCCGCACTGGGCGTTAACATTAATATGTCAAAATCACTCGTGTCAAAAGACATGTGTGAATTTGCAAAACGATGGGTGACGCAAGACTACGACTTGACCCCTTTAGGGCCAGGTAATATCTTGGTTTGTTTACGAGAACCGTTTTTCCTCGGCACGTTAGTTTCTGAAGCAAAAAGAAAAGGCTTCTTTTAGAGTTCTATTTCCCTTAGAGCTGTGATTGGTAGCTTACCTTCTAAATATTTTAGATGGCAAGATCTATCAGTTGCACTTTGGACGGCAATTGGAATTCCAGAGAAACCACATCTTTTCGCCAAGGGGGCGGAGAAAACTCCGTCAGCTTGGTACGCTTTGGAAAGAGGGATAACTCAGGCTCATAGAGATCTATCACTTTATCAATCGCTTATTGCGATTATAAGTGAGAGAAACACCAATGCATTGTCGATCATTGAGGAGAAGGAATTAGAGTTTGATAGAACGTGGTTCCATCGTTCTAAAGTTCTCTCTCGAGATCCTAGTCTACGCTTGCTCGAGCGTTTAATCAGATTTTTCTCGCCAGCTTACTGGTGCTACGCATTATCTTTTCCGAAAGATTATGAACGGCAACTGCAGCGGGTTGAGGAAATGAAGAGTCTGTTTCCTATAAATACTCCACAAGGTGGTAATATTTATGGTGAAATTGACAAGTTAATAGCTTGGGAACCTTCCATTAATGGAAACTCCATTGACTGGAGAGACCGGGATAAGGTAAAATTACAAGCCAAG